TAATTTCTCGCTATCATGTCGATAGTGTTAAATTCTCCCAACTCATTGAACGTATCTATACCAGCCAGCCTTTGTTCGTGAGTGGTATCGGATTTTAAATGAGCAGCATCTCTTTCGATCAATCCATTTATTTGCGCTATTAGATTGTTCGCTATCGAGTAAATCAATTCAACTGAATGAGTGCCAATATCTGGAATGTCAAAATAAGTTTCAACTAAACCAATAACATTAGATTGAGCCAAACAATTAACGGCTTGTATCTTCTTTGAATAAGTTTCTTCGCCAATATCAATTGGAATCGTGAAATAATTACCCTCGATTATAAAACCCTCAACTGATTCAATCTCTAATGGACTTTGAGATAAAAACGATAGGTAGCTGCTGATTGAATCTAAATCTATCATTTGCATTTCAATCGAGTTCAGACCCGTTAACCTTTCGATTATAGCTGCTTCATTGTCTTGATTCGCTTTGAAAAATTCTAAATCATCAATCGTTATGTCGGAGTACGACGTAGGCAAATCGAAGTTCTTTAGTTTTGTTTTGAATCGTATCATAGTAGTCTTGATTTTCCTTGTCTAATAGGTGGTTTTAATTCAAAATAATATCTCATCATAATACTATCCCAATGATCGGGTGACCTACCTATGTGAGATTTAATAATGTCCTTTGAAATAATACCCAGCCGAGTATCTTTATCGTAATTTTTTAATTTAACTTGTTCCATTTCTTCACTAACTAAATCTTTGATAGTCGTTTCCGTTCCAACCTCTCCAACCTCTCTCAATTGAATTTTCTTTGACATTGAAATAGAACATTGACTTTTTAAGTTTTCATAGTTTTCCTCATTCAATGCTTTTGAATTATTTACAAATCCAACACACTTTAACATATCAACTAATCCACCCCCTACACCGTCCTCATCTGCAATCGTTCTACTGTTTGGGATATTAAATTCAGATTGTAATTTCCTAGCTTGTTCAAATGCTTCTACAATCGTGTTCTTTTTAACCTCGATTACCTTAACACAAAGCCACCCTTTCCAAACACGGTAAACGGTGCTATCTTTACCCATTCTGGCAACGTCAATAGTTAAATAATTTGTATCTCCAGCAATAATGTTTGAGGGGTTGAAATAATCAAATATCGCATCTTTATCAATCAATGTAGATGGATCATCGTCAAACTCCCAGTTGCCATAGTACAAACGTTCACGGCTGTTTTTATCGAGCTGTAATAACGATTCTAAATAACTTGTGGGTAAATGTGAATTGTCCGTCGGTAGGGCTTGTATAAATTTTCGATAGTCTAAAATTACATTTTCCTTATTTGGTTTATAGAACGTATTATACACCCAGTTCTTTGCAGGGTTGCACGTGCCCAATAGCTTCGGTATTAAGTCGTATTCGTCTAGTTTGTATCTAATCCTTGACTTAACGACTTGCCACGCTTTAAACGTCAACTGATTGCACTCATCAATAAAAGCACCCGTAATTTCTAACGAACCCAAACTATCAAATTCAGGGTCTGAAGGGTAAAGAAACAAATCTTTTAGAATGATTTCAGAACCGTTATTAAAAAATACAGTATTCGATTGAGCATTGAAATTATATTCAATCTCTAAAATCTTAGCTATTTCAAAGAAGGATTTTAAAGTAGTATCTTTTAAAGTTTTCAATTTAGAACGCCCCATTAACCACCGTGTACCATCATACTTTTGGCACATAGAAATCAACCACATACAACCAAAGGCACTTTTCCCACCACCCGCTGCGCCACCATAAAGCAACTCGGTCGTAACGTTATCATTAAGATAGTGCGTTGCGTGTTCCTGCTTTATTAGTAGCTTCATTTTTCGGGGTCTATTCCAGAACCTAAGTTGATAATGTTTCTTGTTGTTAAAACTACTTCTGACTTGGTAACTTCGTTCAATCCTAACATTTTATTACGTGACTCTATAATATTTCTACATTCTCGAAAATCTTCTATTGTGTAATTTTTAGCGTATAAATCTTCTAATTGAGCTAAATGATTTGATAGTATTGTTTTTTTGTAATCTATTCCGTAGGTGTCTTTAATTCGTTCACTAACGAGAGCTAAATATGTATCTGTCTGTCTGCTTTCAAGTTCCCATTGTTCCGCAGTAAATCGCAGTATGTAGGCACGTGAACAACCCTTTACAATCATTTCGTAAAGTGTTGCTATTCTTAATTCCAATTGTGCTTCTGTTGATCTTGCCATGTCATTCTATATTTGCTAATTCACTCATCCATTCTTTATGGTGATTAAATAAATCTTGATCATTTAATATTAAATAGTTTTCAATCCTTGGATTTTCTGACCAATTTGCCGAACCTGAAACTGTTATAAACTCTTTTCCGTTTGAAATTGAAAATGTTTTTGCGTGACTATTTATTTCTTTTAATGAAATTACGTTTTTAAATTCTTTCAAATTTAACATTAAATTAGCGTATAACGCAGGATTTGCACCTTTTAATGTTGAACTAAAAACAAAAGTTAAATGTTTTATTTTTCCTGTTTGTATTGCTTTTCTAATTCTTTGTATATTTTGCTTTGAGATTGTCCACGTAGCTAAATACATTTCTGTAATTTCTTCCCAATTATTTAAAGCATAAGAAAAAAAAGAACCAGCATCAGTTTCTCCATTTGTTTTAATTGCTAAGTATTGGTTTTCTTTTGGGAATCCACCTAAATCGGACATTATTTTTTCACAATTTGCATCTCTTGAATATTGCTTTAAATCTTTCTTATCTTCTTTACTCATGGATTTAAGTAAACCTTTTATATTTGTTTTTGTAACTTCTGCTTTTGGAAAATTAAATAAATCGTTCATCTTTTCTAAGTTTTACTATAAATTCTTTAACTATTTCTTTTGATCCTTTAGGTATTCTAATTGTTATGGTTTCGCTTTCTCTAAATACACATGGTCTACCAGCACCTATTCTTTTACCGCCTTTCATAATAAGGATATTTTTTTATTAATTCTTTTAATAATATAATCTGAATCGTTTTCTTCAATATCAAAACCTAACAATTGAATATTCATTTTATTAAACATGTAATCTTCTTCCATTTGATTCATTAAGCTATCAGCGTTTTCACCAACAAAAACAAAAAGAATACCTTTTATTTTGTCTAAATCATTGTATTGTGATAGATTAGCGTATACTGGGTAGTGATTAGAAATTCTAACTAAACAATCATTGATCATAGTGTATGAAGAGGTGTTTTGTGAATTACTACCTATTAATCTTGATATTTCTGTAGATCTAATTGAACTTTCAAAACTTTCAAACTTTTTCATAATGCTTTTTTTTAATTAGCTTAATTGCTATACATAAAGATAAGAATACTTTATTGAATAAACAAACATTAATCAATATTAAACATTAATTATTTTAAAATAATTGATACCATTTATTTTTTTTGGCATTCTCTTCAAATGCTTTTTTGTAAAATTCCAATTCCGACAACAAATCACTTTCTATTAGTTCTTTTTTAAAAACATAGTGAATAAAACAACCGGGGAGTAGTTCTTGAGTATAGCTATCACAATCGCCCTTTAACGCCGTTAATAGATTCTGCATGTTGTCATACTCTTCTTGCTCTAAAGTTACGTATCTTTTCATTTCTTTTTATCTTTTGGATTAATTTTACTCATTGCTATTTGATTAACAATTTTTATTAAATCTTCTTTTGGAATTTCGTTTAAGTCAACTTTAAAAACCTTCGCAGGATCCCAACATCTTTTTTTCATGTCTTTCATAAAGTTAAAGTAATTTTTTGATTTAGCATAGCTTCAACAACATCAGATTTTCCCCATTTGTTAATAGCAATTTGCAAATATTCCTCTGAATAGACTCGTCTACCTTGTATTGAAAGTTTAGGACGAGGCGAAATAAGGATGCCGTTTTCTATTACGACACCCTTTATATTGTGTTTCTTAATGTGAGTGGCTAGGATATGCACAATTAGAATGGCAAATCGTCACTTTGAACTGCATTAACTACTGGAGCACCAATCAACTCAATTCGCCAGGCTTCCAACGTGTTGAAATACTTTACCTCTCCTTGTGGGTTAGTCCATCCACGCCCTCTAAGATTGAACGATACTTCTACTTCTTGGTTTACTTGAACTGCATTAAGCAATTCGCATTTGTCTTGCGTCAACTGGAGCATAATATCCTGTGGATACTTCTCTGATTCATCAGTCACTACAAACTCACGTTTTGCGAATTTCTCGCTAACTTGAACCGTTTGGTTAACTGCTTTTATTCTACCTT